TCCATTACGGTCACCGTAGACTATGTTACCTACCAGGTAGCCCGTAACCCCAACTTTCGAGTACTGATAGTTTCTCAGACACAGCAGCTTGCCGCAGACTTTCTCTACGCTATCAAGCAGCGTCTGACCCACCCGATGTATGCAGACCTACAGAGCGCCTTTGCCGCCGGTGTTGGCTTTAACTCTAAGTCCGCTTCGTGGCAGGCAACCCGTGTCACCTTTGGTGATGAACTCCGTGAGTCATCTGAAAAGGACCCGAACATTGAGGCCGTCGGTATCGGCGGACAGATTTACGGCAAGCGTGCCGATATGATTATTGTAGATGACGCGGTCACCTTAAAGAACGCTAATGAGTTTGAAAAGCAGATACGCTGGCTGACCCAAGACGTGAGATCCCGTCTTAACCCAACCGGTAAGCTGATTATTATTGGTACTAGAGTTGCTAGTGTGGATCTATACCGCGAGCTACGCTCTGAAGACCGCTACCCAGGCGGACTCGTCCCTTGGAAGTATCTGGCTATGCCAGCCCTGCTTACAGCAGATGAAGACCCCGACAAGTGGGAAACCCTGTGGCCCGCATCCGATGCGCCCTTTGACGGACAAGAAGAATCCGATAAGAACGATGACGGTCTATACCCTCGTTGGAATGGTCGCAACTTATATAACGAACGCCAAGCGATGGATGCTAGTACGTGGGCTTTGGTCTACCAGCAGCAGGATGTTTCTGAGAACTCTGCCTTTGACCCCGTATGTGTAAAAGGCTCTATTGATGGAATGCGTAAGGCTGGCAATTTAATTGCTGGTCACCCAGGCCATCCGCGTGACCTCAACGGCTTTACCTTTATCTGTGGACTAGACCCTGCGATGATTGGCGATACCGCCGCTATCTGCTACGCCATTGACCGATCCACGAGCAAGAGGTACATAGTAGATGCTATCAAGATTAGCCGTCCGTCTCCAGCTGATATCCGCAATCTTATCTTTGACTGGACAGCGCTCTACTCACCTTCCGAGTGGATTATCGAAAAGAACGCCTTCCAATCCTTCTTAACGCAGGACGAAGGCATCCGTATGCACCTAGCCTCACGAGGCGTGCAGTTTAAGGAACACCATACCGGCTCTAATAAATGGGATGCTGGCTTCGGTGTGGCATCTATGTCTACCCTCTTTGGTACTAAGCAGTTTGATGGTAAGCACCATCGAGATAACCTGATACATCTTCCATCAGATCAGACCGAGAACGTTAAGGCTCTGATAGAGCAACTCATTACCTGGACTCCAACGACTAAGGGTAAGACCGATATGGTGATGGCCTTGTGGTTCTGTGAGATTAGAGCACGCGAGATGCTCAACTACGGTCAGTACGCAACCCACCATATGAAGAACCCATTCTTATCTCGGCACGAGATAGGCAAGCGAACAGTCATCAACCTTGAAGAAGCGTTCGCAGAACAAAACAAAATGAGAGTCGTATAGGAGATAATAATGGCATCACTAGAAGATAGAGCACGCAAGGCACGTAACTTAGCAACTGAAACATTTGGTTCAGTAAGCCGCTCTAAGACAAAAAAATTAGTAAACCAAAATGCAAAGTCAGCTGGTAAGAAACTCACTCCTGCACAAGAAAAAAGAGCAACTGACATAATGCAAACACGTCGTCAAAATGACCGTAACCGCACAGCTACTCGTGCCGCATTTATTGCAGGTCCTAACTCACCTAGAGCAAAGCGTGCAGATACAGAAGCAATGGCAGCAGGAGTAACAGGAGCATCCAAGAAAATGGCAACTAAGAAGGCAGCAGCTAAAAAGCCAGCTCCAAAACCAAAGGTTGAAAAACGAGCACCTATGGAAACTACACGTATTGGTGGAATTATTTCAGTTCCAAAAAGACCTAAAAAAACAGTTTACTAATTAAAGGATTCCACATTGTTATCAGTCAAAGAAGTTGACGCGAAACTATCGCGGCTACGCACACGGTCTGCTTCACGCGACCAGCGTATGCGCGACGTGCTTTCGGTACGTCAAGGAGATATCTCAAAGGTATTTCCATCAATGTTCTCCGAGGACTATCCTAAGCCTCTCGTTGCAAACTTCATTGATGTAGCAGCACGCGACCTAGCAGAAGCGATGGCACCACTGCCATCCTTTAACTGCTCCGCAACCAATATGGTTTCCGATACGGCCCGTAAAGCCGCAGATATTCGTACCCGCATTGCTAACTTTTACGTAGCAAATTCTGATCTCCAGCTTCAGATGTATACCGCAGCAGACTGGTATAACACCTATGGTATGTGTGTTGGTATGGTCGAGATGGATTATGACGATAACAACCCACGTATCCGTATGCTCAACCCATTCGGTGTATACCCAGAGTTAGACCGATACGGCAGAACACTATCTGTTACCCAGGTTATTGTTACCGATGCAGAGTCATTAGCGGCGCAGTACCCAGAATTTTATGACCAAATCCTAGGTAAGAACCAGTATCAGTTATCTTCACCGTATGTATCAATGGTGCGATACCACGACAAGGATCAGGACCTACTCTACTTACCAGAGCGTAAGAACCTAGTACTATCTGCAACACCTAACATTCTTGGTAAGTGTATGGCACGTACCGTTATGCGTTCGTCACTGGACGGAGAAGCACGCGGTCAGTTTGATGATGTACTCTCAGTACAACTTGCTCGTGCTCGCTTTGCTATCTTGCAGATTCAAGCCGCTGAGAAATCCATCCAAGCACCTATTGCTATCCCACAAGATGTGCAAGAACTGGCCCTTGGACCGGACGCAATTATGCGTTCTGCCAACCCACAAGGCATTCGTCGTGTACCACTAGAACTACCACCTGGAGTATTTACAGAATCCGGCGTACTAGAGCGTGAACTTCGTATGGGTGCTCGCTACCCAGAGTCTCGTTCAGGTAATATTGACGCATCAGTAGTTACTGGTCGTGGTGTGCAGGCTCTACAAGCTGGCTTTGATACACAGATTAAGGCAGCACAAGCACAGTTTGCTCGCCTATTTACAGAACTTGCAGCTCTTTGCTTTGAAGCAGATGAGAAAGTATTCGGCGGTATCCCAAAGACTATTAAGGGATCTGACGATGGAACACCGTACGTACTTAAGTACATTCCATCACGTGACATTAAGGGCGAATACGGCGTAGATGTCCGTTACGGCATTATGTCTGGTATGGATCCTAACCGTGCCATCATCGCTTTACTACAGATGCGTTCAGATAAGCTCGTCTCACGCGACTATGTACGTCGTGAGATTCCAATGGACCTTAACGTTACACAAGAGGAACAACGTGTTGACATTGAAGAGATGCGCGATTCTCTGCGCGTTGCTGTTGCTCAGTACGCTCAGGCAATTCCGGCACTCGCAGCGCAAGGCCAAGACCCTAGTGAGATTATCAGCCGTATCGCAGCTGTTATCCAAGGTCGCCAAAAGGGACAAGCGCTAGAAAATATTATCGAAAAGGCATTTATGCCAGAACCAGCCCCAACCCCAGAGATGCCACCTATGGCACCAGGTATGGAGCAACAGATTCCAGCGGCAGGTGTGGCCCCTACCACAGCCTCAGCGCAACCTCCACAAGAACAAGGTGGGATGGCCCCTGCTGCTGGTCAACGTCCAGATATAGCCCAACTACTCGCTGGTATATCCGGCGCAGCTTAAGCAGAGGAGGTGTAAATATGAACAAAGGATCACGTGCAACAGCACCTGTGTCAAAGCCGGTTGAAGGCAAGAAGGATACCTCTAAGCCAGCAGGCGGCAAGGTATTTTTCGGAATGATGCCAGCAGGCCGTAAAGGTACAGCAGTAAAAAAGGGATAATAAATTTAGTGGAAGGTGTATGGGACGATGGATAATAATAGAATTCGTCGTCCTATACGCTCTTCTGATTTTTTAGTAATATTTGCAGAAACTGCATTTAACTTTGCACAAGCTGCAACAGGATTTTTTGAATCATTATATGAAATAAGCGTTTACCACGCTAACCACAAGACTGAAACTAATCAGGCTTGGGAACAAATGGCGCAAGACCTAGAGACTTTAGAGGAGGACCGATGACAACAGCACCAATGAATCCATTGGCAGGCGTATCAGGTCCTGGTAAATATTCAGTACGTACAGACAATCTCGATATGGGTTCAATCGCATACGGAGAAGGTAAAGAAACAAAAGACATTAAGTCAGCCGCTCCACTTGCTAAGACTGGTGATGTACGAGGATTGCCAGCATCAGAAGTACGTGTAGCAGCGCAGGAACCAGTAACAAAATTATTTGCTCCAACTCAACGTCCTGAAGAAGAGATTACAACTGGTGTGGATGTAGGACCAGGTCCTGGTTCAGAAGCTTTGGCTATGAAAAATAACGCCACAGTAAGAAAAATTTCAGATATACTAGCCGAAATGATTCCTTTTGACGATACCGGAGAAGTTATTATTCTTTATCAGCAGGCTCTAGCGCGAGGTAATTAATGGCTGACAATCTTAACAATGCAGCCTATGCAGCTAGATTAGCAGCAGAAGACAAGAAGAAACTTGAAGCCTACAATAAATCTCTTAAGGCACACAAGGAACTTTCAAATCTTCCACCTGATCTTGCAAAGAAACAACTTACTAAATACACTCCAGCTCAGCAACAGTCTCTTATTGAACAATATGGCAACGAAGACCCAGTAACTAAGCCAGACCAAGGTTGGCTTTCTACTGCGTGGAACTACACCGGTGGCGCTGCACTTAGTGGGCTTAAAGAACTCGGTAAGGATATCCTTGGGGGCCTTAGCAACGTATCAGACTTTTCTACACGCCTTTATCGTACCGGTGCTGTAGCAGTTACTCAAAATGTAGACCTTTCGGAAGCTTGGGATATTGCGAATGACAAGGGCGATAAAGTATTTAATCCAGGTCGCATTGATGAAGCCAAAGAAAAATTTGGTCAAGATGCAGTAACTATTGCTATGCGTATTGCAGCAGGCGAAGACCAAGGTAAAATTCTTAAAGACGCAACTGAGGCACAGAAGAAGTACCTTAGCTTCTATGATAAAAAGCAAGGAACACCAGAAGAGCAGGCCCTTTTTCAAGATACAATAGATGCAGTACAGGCATCTAAGTACTCACCTGGACGGCAGGTAGCAAACCTTTTAACTCCAGCAAAGTATGAAGGATCTGGATTATTCTATAAGCTCGTATCAGGTTCAGTAGATGCGATATTTCGTTTAACAGCAGATCCACTTATTGTTGCTGGAAAAGCAAAAAAACTTTACGATATAAGTAAATACTCTCTTGAGGTTATTGTTGGCAGCGCTGCTAGAGACGGCGTTGCATTTGCCAATTACTTTAACCAAGCCAAGACTATTGACTTTTGGAACGAATATGGTTCTAAATTAAAGTCTTATCGTGAAGCAGATGCAGCCGGTGAAACAGCCGTTAAAGCCCAACTTATTGAAGAAATGAAAATTCTTGCGCCAGAGTTTGGCACAGCAGTTATTCAATCTTTTAACAAAGCAGCAGAACCTATCGAAGACGCTCTAACGGCTAAGGCATTCTTTAGCAACGCTAAGCAAGTAGACGAAATGATTAAGGGTGCTGGTGGCCGTCGTCGCATTATTGCTCCTCGTATGACAGAGGGTCGTAAGGCTAGAGTTAATTTTCTTACAAAGACAAACGAAACTTTTAACATTGATAAAGTAGGACCTGAACTTACTGGAGCATCTTTTTTTGGTGAAGAAGCAACGGATGTTGGTATCTACAAGCTTATTACAGAAGGTAGAGAACGCATTGTTGAATCAATGGCTGCTCTTAACTCAACTCGCAAGGTAGGAGTAGCTCGATTCTCAACAGCTGATATTATCGTTCGCCTTGATCGCTTTAAGCAGAAGTTTGCTATTGCTCCTTTATTTAAGGATGACGAGTTTGATGTAATCGCAACAGATGCACCAGACCAAATTTATCGTCTTGCTCGACTTGTCTTTCCACAGCGTGAGGCTAAGTTAGCTGCAGAAGTATTTCGTGGGATTGAAGATGTGGGTCAACGTAAAGAGTTTGCTAAAGGCATCTTAAATAACATTAATGATATTCGTGGCATCAACACCACTGAACCGACACAAAACGTTGGCCGTATTCTTGCAGGTCAGGGCAAAGCAATTTACGATACTCTCGGAAACGAGTTGTCAGCTGTTGGTGCTTTTGCTTCAGACTTTAATACCAAGATGACTGTACCTAGTTTGCGCGATATTGACCGTCTTACAGCACGCAGTACTATTGGAACAAAGATTATTGGACCTATTGCTAACAGTGAGTTCTTAGAAAAGACTGTAAGCGCTTGGTCGTTTTTAACTCTTGCTGGTCCTCGTTATGCTATCCGTAACTCTATTGAAGATTTAATGGTCAACATCGCTATCGGTGAGACTCCTTGGGGTCTGGCTACAAGCCGTCGTCTAACAACACGTGTATTAACCACTATTGAAGCACAGCGTGGAAGTAACGCATTTGAAAATATGGCTAATAGCCCATTAGGTGCTGTAATGCGTATGCTTAATAAAGACGAAGCAAATAAGTATGTTGATGAGATTCGTCGTATTGACCAAATTGTTGTCACAAATAAAGCTGCTATTAAAGAACTTAACAATAAGATTAAGAACCTTACCGATGAAGCTGAAATTAAAGCAGTTCGTGATGAGATAGCAGCTCTCCGTAGAGAGATGGATGTAGATGTAGTTCGTAAGACACGTGAGATTATGGCATCTGCTCTAACCGAAGGACGAATCAACCGTTGGTTGAAGTCAAATGGACGAGATCCTTTGGGAAAAGAAGCGGTAGAATTACTTACAGAACAGATTATTTATGGTGATATTGAGAACCTTTTAGGAATAATCTCTGAAGGTGGATTTAACTTTGCTACCGGTGGGGATTTTCTAACTGGTGCAGTAGAGTTTACACGTAAGCACGGAGTACGATCAGCAGCTTTACGTATTATCGGTCCTAAGCAGAAATATACTGCTGCACAGGGCAAGCGTGGTTTTAAGACTCTAGCGGTTTCCTACCAAGATGAACCATCTATGGTTGCTTGGTTGCTTCGTATCTCATATGTATCTAATGACGAATTAGGTGCTATTGCTGTAGCAAACTTGACGGATGAAGTTACAGCAATTAAGAAGATTAAAGAATATCTTAATGATAATCCTGATATTGTAGATGCTTCGATTCTTAAGGCTAAGAACATTAGCGTTGATGAGCACGCCAAAATTGTTTACGATAGAACACGCAGAGTCTTTGAGACTCGTATTACTAACAAAAATGGCGTTAAGGAAATTAACGAAGACCTTCTTGACAAGGTTCGTGTCCTTGACAAAGATGGAGAGTATGTAATTTCTGGCAGAGTGTCAATGGATGACTTACCAATTGACAATAATTTAATTCCAGAAAACGTAATCGGTCCAGAACTTGTAGCGGTAACTAATACCGGTAACTACACATCGTCTATTATGGACAATGGATGGCGCTGGCTAGGTATGTCTAACGCACGTATGTCACGTCAGCCGATTGTAATTGCCGAGATGCTTACTATACGTAAGCAGATGCGTAAGACTGGTTTTGAAGATGCTTGGATTGCTTCATACGTAAGAGATGTCGACCCAAACAGTATTGATAAAATTGCAGAAGCTACAGAGTTAGCAAAGCGTGACTTGGCTAGAGTTGTTGAAGAACGCGCTATTGGACAAACACTAGCGTATATTGACAACCCTCTTATCCGCTCACAGATTGCATTCTCATCGCGTAACTTTGCACGTTTCTATCGTGCTACTGAAGACTTCTATCGTCGTATTGGTCGTGCTGTTAGGTACAACCCAGAGTCAATTGCAGTTGCTGCTCTTACCTACGAAGGTATTACACACTCAGGTTGGGTCCAAAGAGATGATCAAGGCGAGCCATACTTTATTTATCCAGGGATTGAACCGGTATACAACGCATATCAAAAAATGCTAGATACTTTAGGGCTTGGAGCAGAATTTAAGGTCCCATTTCCAGTTCAATTCGGTGCACAATTAAAGATGGTAACACCATCTTTGAACCCAGATTCTATTATACCTACATTTGCTGGTCCTGTAGCTGGTGTAAGCGTTAAGACTGTTGAGGCATTACTTAACGGTCTAGGACAACCTGGAGCAGCAGACACAATTACTCGCTTTGCTCTTGGTAAGTATGCAGTAGACCAACCAATCGTCTCCTCATTCTTACCGGCTCACATCAATCGTTTAATTGGTGCTATGAGTAAGGATGAGCGTGATGGTCAGTATGCTTCAGCTCATCGCAAAGCCGTTACATATCTTGAGGCAGCAGGACATTCTCCTAAGCCAACAGTAGATCCGGTAACTAAAGAACTTATTCCACCGACTGCTAAGCAGTTAGAGGATTACCGCTTAATGGTAAAGAATACAACGCTATCTGTTCTCGGTATGCGTTTTGTGTTTGGATTCTTTGCACCTGCTTCCCCACAAATACAACTTAAGTCAGATATGTCTGAGTGGGTACGAGACAATGGACGTGCAAACTTTAAGCAGTTATGGAATGACCTTAAGGATGAGTACGGAGCAGACTACGATTCAGCAATGAAGCGTTGGGTTGAACTGTACCCAAATCAAATTCCATTTACTATTTCAGAGTCTGAAAGAACAACTGTTCCATCATTTGGCTACGCTGAAGAAGCAGGACAATTTGTTGAGGGCAACAAAGAACTCTTTGATGCTTACCCAGAATCAGCAGCTTTTTTGATTCCTAACAAGGGTGGCTTTTCTTGGGATGCTTACAAGACTATGACAGATATGGGACTTCGCAAGAACCTAACAGTTGATGAACACCTACGTAAAATTCAGACAGCGGCTTCTTTACAAACTTACTATGAGCGTAGAGACACATATGAAACTGGCCTAAAGACGGCTGGTACTGATTACGAGCGTGGAGTTTTAAGAAAAGAATTTACAGACTGGTCAAAATTATTCTTTGCTGGCAACCCACTAGCAGCACAAGAGCTTACTCAAGGTGGACAGAAGAAAATTGAACGTATGAACTCACTCAATGAATTAGAGCGTTTGGTTGAAGACCCAAGAGCAAAGAAAGCTTCACCTAAGACAGTAGGCGCTCTAAAAGAGATGCTTGATGTATACCTTGAATATAAGAATGAGAAGGATAGAGTAGACCGTTTTGGTGGCTCGCAAACTCTTATTACAAGTTACAAGGAAAGTGCAATTGTAAAGCTACGTCAACTATCTCAGTTCAATGAGAACACGTTGGCAGCATATGATTCATTATTTGGAAATCTACTAGGAGACTAATATGGCTGAGAAAAAGATATTAGATATAGAAAGCTACATTAGTGGTCTAAAGGAAGCACAGGCAGCAGCAACAGCTAAGGCAGCAATTGCTGAAGCAGAAGCCAAAGCGAAGAAGGCCGACTCAGTAGAAGCTCGTAACATTAAAAGCGAAGCAAGCAATAAGTTTCAATATGCTGATGCTCTTGCTACCACGCTTATTAATTATGAAGGTCAGATTCAAGCATTCGGAACAAAAATAGCTCGTGGTGATATTCTTGATCCTATTCAACAAAGAGACTTTGACTTTGCTATTAAGCAGTACAAGTCTGTAAGTTCCGCATATACAAAGGCATATGCAGAAGGAACTAAAATCCTTGAAAAAATGCCTGCAACTTTCAAAAAAGAAAAAGAAGTAATTAAAAAAGACCAGGGGATTGTAGATGAAACCCAGGTAGAAACAACAAAACCAAGTCTTACAGACTTTCTTAAAGATGCCATTGGTAATGTTGAAAAGACAAAAAAACTTCAGCAAGCACTCAAAGATGCCGGTAAATACACCGGTCCTGTAGATGGAATCTTTAGAGCTGAAATTCTTGTACCAGCTGCTGAAAGGGCTGAAGAGTCTCTCGCTATCTATGAAGGTCTTGGCATTACATTTACAGATCGATTTGAAGGATACAAGCGTCTTCAAGGTTCTAAGGATGGAGAGGGTGGACTAGGTAAGGCATACGCTCCTAGCGGTATCCTTGATGTATACACTCCAGACAAAGCCCTTTCTTACGTAGAAAATCTTTATGGAACCGTTATCGGTGGCCAAATTGATCCTAAGATTGCACAAAAGATTAGTGATAAATTAATTGCTAGACAAAGCAAAATGTCTAGTGCTGCAACAACAACTTACAAGATGGTTAATGGTCGTCGTGTTGCTGTACAAACAACAGGATTTGATGAGCAGAAGTTTGTTACAGATGAACTCAAGAAGATTAAAGACCCTACAACTGGTAAGTCAATCTTTGACCAAAAGTTGGCAACAGCACGTGATACTAATATTCAGGCTTTGACCAACGCTGCTAAGGCTAACGGCGTTCCTGTTACCAAAGAAGAATTAGATGGATGGGCTAAGAGAATTCAGTCCGGTGAAGATGTTGATGTATTTAAGAACATTATCCGTCAACGTGCCGCTGTTGGTCAACCTGATTCTGTGGTAAAATTACTTAATGAAGGAACAGACTTAGCAGCTGTTTATGATCCATACAAGAGAACTATGGCTAGCATCCTTGAAGTTAATCCAGAAACAATTGACTTCAATGACCCAACTCTTCGTAATGCTATTACCAAAGATGGAACAATGACACTTTATGATTACCAGAAATCTTTACGTAAAGATCCTCGCTGGCAGTATACAGACAATGCAAGAAAAACGGTTTCAAGCGGATTAACACAAGTACTTCAAGACTTTGGATTTATGGGGTAAATGATGGCTAAGAAACCTACAGCAAAACCTGAACAAACCCTTATACAAAATTACGCAGGATACGGTGCAACGCCAACTCCTACTCCTTCTAATAAAACCGGTAATGCTGCAGCACGTGCAGCAACAGAAGCGTACGCTAGTCCATTTTCTACAGCTTTTGGCGGTACAGCACCATCTACTGAACTAGATGCTGCACGTCAGTACGCATCACCATTCTCTACTGCCTTTGGCGGAACTGCTCCAACTTTTGCAGCAGATATTCCAGTAGCATCAGGCGGCGGTGGTGGTGGCGGTGCTGGTGGCGGTGCTGGCGGTTCCGGTGGTGGTACTGGTAAAACAATTATAGGCAGTACAGTAAATGCCGATGGCAGCGTTACTCTTACATATTCCGATGGAACCACTTTGACTCAAGGTGGCCCAACATCGATTGCTAAAACAAAGAATAAATCTGCTTTTGACCTTATTACTCTTGAACTAAAAAACCTTGGATTAACAAGCCTTATTAAACCGCTTACTGATATATTTGAAAGTGGCATTGATGATGGAGATTCTATTCGTCTAGCTCTTGCTGGAACAGATGCTTACAAGGATAGATTTAAGGCAAATGAAGAACGCATTAAAGCCGGACTAAGATCATTAAGCCCTGCTGAATACATTAGATTAGAAGACCAGTACCAAGAGATTATGCGTAACTATGGATTACCAGCGTCTTATTATACCAAGGACACTACAGGTAAACAGGCAGGATTTGAAAAGTTTATTGCAGGAGATGTGTCTGCACTAGAGCTTGAAGATCGTATTGCTACAGCACAGAAGCGTGTTATTAACGCTAACCCAGAAGTATCTGCAGCACTCAAGCAGTTCTATCCTGATATTACTAATGGCGATATCTTAGCTTACACACTTGACCCAACAAAGGGACTTGAAGATATTAAGCGTAAGGTAACTGCTGCTGAAATTGGTGGCGCTGCAATGATTCCTAAGAATGCTGCAGGCAAGCCAATACTTACTACTTCAGAAGCACGTGCAATGCAACTTGCTGGTTATGGTGTTGATAAAGCACAAGCAACACAGGGCTACAGCGCTATTGGTAGCGGCTTACAACGTGGCTCAGAACTTGCTTCAATCTATGGCGAGAACCCTTATACACAGGCCACAGCAGAAGAAGAAGTATTTAGGTTATCAGGACAAACTGAAGCAGAGAAACAACGTAAGAAGATTACCGGACTTGAGAAGGCTGCCTTTGGTGGTCAGACCGGACTTACTACCGGAGCACTAGCACGTGACCGCGCAGGCGGATACTAAACAGACCTGCCACTAGAACGACTGGCCTAGTGGAGCGATAACAATACCAGGAGTCAGAGCCATACCCAATCCCCATTGGAATATGAGGCTGGCGCAATCAACTAATGATAGGGAGATGGACTATGTCCAATTACGAGTACGAGGATGACGACGACGATTTCACAACGGAATCTCCACAGTCTAATGACCTTGTAAAGCAACTACGCAAGGCTGCAAAGCAAAAGGATAAAGAACTGCAAGAGCTTCGCTCCCAGTTTGAAAACCTAAGCAAAGGCCAGCGCGAACGAGCAATTAAGGATGTCCTCGCAGCTCGCGGGATAAACGGCAAGATTGCTTCATTTATTCCGCAGGACATTGACCCAACTGAAGAGTCTTTGTCTAAATGGTTAGACGACTACGCCGATGTATTCGGTTTTGAGTCTGGCCAATCCCAGGCAACACCTAATGTAGATCCAGCACAAGCGGCTGCGTATAAGAGAATGACTAATACTGCAGATTCCGGCACAGCGCCAGAACACAATGCAGACATTATGCAAAAACTTCTCAACGCAAATAGCCGCGAAGAGTTGGATGAAGTCATTAGATTGTCTGGACTCTAATTCGATCCTAAACAAGAAAGGCTAGACCTAAATGGCAATTCCAACAGGTACCCCCACTACGTCGCAAAGCCTCAGCGCACTCGTAACTACAGCATACGACCAGTATGTAAGAATGGCGCTTCGCTCCATTCCAGTTATGCGTTCACTCGCTGATGTTAAGCCCGTACAACAGGCAATGCCAGGATCATCAGTTGTATTCTCAATCTACTCAGATTTAGCACAAGCTACATCTACATTGACAGAATCTTCAGATGTTTCAAGCATCGCACTAGGTAACCCTTCACAGGTTACAGTAACACTGAACGAATACGGTTCAGCAGTTACAACAACAAAGAAGCTAAACCTAACTTCTTTCAACGA